TGCTGATGGGAAACCTGAACTATCGTAATTTAAGTTACGGTATCCATTCCATTGTCCATTGTAGTTAACCATAATATCAACTTGGTCTGCTACTGAGTAGAACCAGTTTGTATTATTATCTGGCAATGCTACTGGAGCACCCTCATTAGCAATAAAGTCTAATGGAACCCAATTACTGATTTCAATATAATAATCATTTTCAGCTACACCAGAGACAGGTGTTACTTTTGTTACTGCACCACTAGTAACACTAGTTGCTTGTAACGCAAGATTGTTAGCAGGAGTAGCACCTCCAATATTGGCACCGTTAATTGTGATTAAATCACCTGCACCGTATGAACTACCGCCTGAACCACTAACACCATCGCCTACCATAACGTATTCACCAAATTGTTGTACGAATTGGAATGTAGCCCCAGTACCACTACCGGTTGTAGAACTTTGTGTTACCGCATATACTTGTGTAAATGCAGAACCAGTTTTAACAAAAGGAGTAACATCTGCTACAAAACCAATCTGTGATAAGATAGTTGAACTAAGACCTATATTACCACCACTTGCAAAATGGTCATTAATTTGGATAGTGCCTCCCTCAGTATGAGTAATTTGTATAGCACCGTCAGTTGTCACTTCACATGTTGTATATGGAATATTTGCTAACTGCCACGCCGCAACAAAATCAGATGCGTTGTCACCATTAGACAATGGACCTACTGTGTATATACTAGTTGCTGTTGAACTATTAGGAGTGCTTGGTATAACAGCTAATGAAGCAGAGCCTCCAGGAATACTACTTAATGTCCAATTAGTAGTTGTACCAGTTGCAACTGTTGGACCTGTTGCATATCGTTCCCACAAATATACAGGACCCTGATTGTAATACTGATAAGCATTATTACCCTGTGCATTATATCCATACTGTGCATATATTGTACCAGCTGGAATAGCTTGTCCACCAGTTGAATCTAGTGTAGCATTTACTGCCCAGTCAGATGTGCTCATGGTTACAGTTTTTGCATTCCAGTTACCGCTTGTTGCATTGTATCTAGATACAACAGGAGCTAAACCATTGCCTGAAGTGCCAACTTTAATCCAAACAGATCCTGTTGGGCGAGGTGCTGACTGACTTGCTGACCATAATGGCATTTGTGAAGCTGTACCAAATATCAATGCTGGTTGATAGAAGTTTTGACTAGCTAAATTAGTAAAACCTAAATCAGCTAAAACAGTATCACTAGATGCAAGAGTTAGATATACACCGTCAGTTGATTGCGGAGCACTATAATAAAGTTGCAATCTACCTGAGCTATCTACTTCAGCGTTTAAATATTGCCAACTAAAGGCATTAATTTGATCTGCAATCTCTTGTACTGTATTATCAGGAGAATCTGGTACTACAATAGTTGCACTAACTGTTGAAGGTTGCAGAGTGATGGTAAATGTATCACCTCCAGTTAATGTCGGGAAAGAGTTTGTACCTTGTACAGTTGGTACATCATTGACCCAGCTACTTGAACCTAACGGTACCCATTCATTGTCAGTAGTTTTATAGAAATACTGACTATTATCTGTTGGTGTAGTATTATCTGGCATAATGGCATTAACTGCATACTGTCCAATATTGCCAATACTGTCTAACGGAGCACCGCCACTGATACTTGTAGTATCACTAATAACGATCGGTGTTTGTATTTCAAATTGACCAGTTGAAGCATTAAATTCAAAAATGCCCCATGTACTTGTAGTAGTGTTCAACCAATATGTATTGTTTGCAGGAGTACCACTTGGACGACTTGTTTGACCAACTAAGCTAGCTAGGTCAATGTCAGCACGTAATACATAGCAACGATTTGTTACACCCAATGTAGAATAGGCTGCTAACAATCCATATTCATTCAATTCGTAACCTTGAATTGGTGTACCAGCTGTCGTTGTATAGAAGAATGGTGTACCGTACAAGTTTACCAAATCACGCTGACTTGTTACTTGATATAATTTACCTGCATTTGCGGCTGTTGTAGCAGGTGCTACCGCGGCGCCAGACGCATCGGCTTTATTTTGCGCTGTTGCTACTACAACTAGCGGAACTGAGTTTGTTGGGGCTGGAAGATATTGACTCTGGTCAATAATCGTTACTTCTACGCCTGGAGATGTTAATGCCATTTTATTTTTCCTTTATGTAAAATTTTGAGGCTTACGGCCTAATTGCATATTATTATTTATCGAATACGCACAAAAAAGCCAATTTAGCGTGCCTTCGAAGGTTCCTAGCTAAATATGTTATGGCACTATTAAGACCTATATGTTCCCTATGTAATAAGAATTACAAAGCTATTAACTATACACGTGCAGGAATTACTCATTATCGCAGTAGTTGTGATGAATGCGGTCGTAAGAAAAATAAAGAAAAGCCTAGAAAAGCTAACTGGACTAAAGGTGGGTACAAGAAAAAAGCCACATGTGATTTATGTGGCTTTAAGAGTCTGTTTACTTCACAGATTACAGTCTTTCATATTGACGGAGATTTAGAAAACATTGCTCAATCTAATCTACGCAGTATTTGTCTAAACTGTGTTGAAGTTGTTAAAAAGAAAGAAGTTAACTGGAAACGCGGTTACCTACAAGTTGACTACTGAGTTAACTTGTTTATGTAAGTCATCAATAGTTCCATTGTTGTCAATATAGTGGTCATATAATAATCCAATGCTACTGTATTCACTAGCATGAACCGCATGATTTGCTAATTCTAACATAGCTTTTTGATATTGTTCACTACCAGCAGGTTCGTTATTAAATTCAACAGCGGAACTATACCATGATGGTCGTTCACCCCGGCTAACTCGCATCGTTACACCACCGACACTTTTAATAGAATTAACTTCATTTGCAAAACGACAGTCAGTAATCACGATGTTATCATTAGTCTGGCGTAGTTTGTTCTCTACACTAGCAACCCATATATCTTTGTGAAAACTATTACGGCATACTTCTGTTCCCCAGTATTGTAATACCCATCTAGGGGTAATGTCCATTCCTAGTCGGTCACTCCACCAGTCATCACGCTTTTCACGCCACTCTCGGCTAGATTTAGTTGAACCTTCTAATAATTCTCTGTCCCAACCAAAGACAGAAGATACAGCATCTTTCAATGATGCCGCAAAACTAACACGCTTAAATCCATGAAATGTACAAAGATAGTCAGCAATCGTATCTTTGCCACTACCAATTAATCCTGTTACTCCAATAATCATAAAAAACTCCCGTAGTATATATTATACTACAGGAGTCAGGTAAAGTAAAGAGATTATTTTAACCTTGTACCCAAGTCAATGGCTGACTGTAATCTACATAGCGTTTCAATTCGTCAATTAATTGTTCCATTGCGGCTTTGCCCTCAGCCTTCATAGCACTACCATTTAATGTTGTGCCGCCACCTGGACCTGCGATAGTTCCAAACTTTTCACGTGCTTCACCGATAATCAATTTAAGATTAGCTAAGATAAAGTCACCAATCCAAACACCAGCGCCCGGATCTTGTAATAACACTTCTTCTGGACGTTGTACATCTGCCCAAATCAATACACGTTCACCCGTTCCTTTAGGGTCACGAACAATACGCAATGCTTTTGTAACTGGATCAAACGTATATGTAACGTATCCACCGAACATACGTGCGGCTAACTCAACATAACCTGCATAGAAGTCATATGTTGCCATACCACCTGCATAGTTATAGTTTAGTAGGTATGTGTTTAAAATAGCACTTGAGAATGGATCAAAACTTGTGCTTGATGGGCCTGTTTCTAAACCAATTGTTCTACGGAAAATACTACGAACGTTAATAAACTCTTGTGGTAATGTATATGTATCAACGTTCTTTTCAATCGTCATTAGAGTATATGATTCAGCAGTGGCATTTTGTGCCCTTTGACGATATACTTTAATTGCATAGTTATATGCCGCTTCGTAATGTTGCGGGTCTAACTCCAAATCAATAATACCGTCACCTAAACGAAATGCGATATTTTTAAAAAGACCCTCTTTTATCTCATCTAATGTTAGACCGGATGGAGTAGAAAGCGGATTAGCTGTTGGGTATGTTGCCATATATGTGTTACCTAATAATAGTATTTATCAGGTAACACGGTCTATCACAAATCCCCGGCTTTGCGGTTCTCACTATAGTGAGCGTCAAATTTGCCACCGGGATAACGGCTTTCTAGCTTACGCACGTTCTCATCAATAACATCATTAGGATCAAGATTCAATGCTCGGCAAGCATTAATCCAGTACCACATAACATCACCGAGTTCACGTTTCATGTGAAAGACATTCTCTTCCGTCAATGGTTTACCCTGAAAAATAATCTTTTTGGGCACTTCGATAAACTCACCACCTTCAGCCGCTAATCCTAGGCAAGCTGTAAGCAATAGTGGTACATTGACCCCTTCAAGTTCATTTACTCTATCTGTAAATGAATCCAAGTTGTTGCTTGCTTCGCTGGTTACAGCTTCTACAAAATCTTTGTATTTGTTTAAATCAATATTCATGGCATCATCCAAGCATCAAAAATTAGGACACTTCCTACAAAAAGTTGAATAACACCATTGGATGTATTTCCACTAGCAATTAAACTTACACCACCGAGTACATTTATTGCACCCAAGGTGTATCCGATTTTTTTACGGTTCTCGGTAAACCAAAATATAATTTTATCTTTCATATTAAAACGCTTTCAAAATAATCATGTGTTCATTAAAGCGACCATTGGGTGTCGTAGCGACTGCTTTAATGTCTTTAAAATACTTACGTGCCGCTGGCTTGCTTCCCATAACTTCTTTAAGTTGTTCTGCCGGCTTACGTAATGTTTTAACTTCGCTTTGTGCTGTATCGAAACCTAGCAATGTGCTACCTTTAACAGTAAATGCCTTTGAATATTCATCGGCAATATAATGATGTAGTTTACGCTTTGCGGTATCATATACCCATGCTTCACTTGCACCATGCAGTTTGATAGGACTAATACTCACTAAGTCAAGTTTGCTTGCAGTATCTTTGAATGTTTTTAGATACTTAAGTTTAGCTACAATTTTCTCAACAGGTACAGCTTTACGTGCCCTAGGAGCCTTGCTTGCTTTCTTAACACTAATATAAGCATTAAGGTCAGACAATACACTTTCAATATATTTGATAATGTTTCTGATTTGAATTTTAGACAGGTTACTATAACCCTCAGCCAATAACTTATCATTACCCTCTTGCACTTCTGCAAATTCGTTTTGCTTCTTTTTCCAAACATCGGCAATAATTGAAATATGTTGTGGCATTACATTGAAACGTGCAACAACATCCATTGTTCTCTCAGAAGCCTTACCATTCTGAATAAAGTCATCAAATACACCTTCAAGTTCACCTGCGGCATCACGTGCTTTTTCACGCAAAATTTCCTGAATATTAGGTCTTGCAGGAATATCAACTACAGGTGCGCCTGTATTACTTGCTTCTTTGACTTCGGGTTTATGAATTGTTTTAAGTAATCTTTGTACTTCGTTTTCCAAAGTCAATGTTTCATGCTCGTTAAGTTCCAATCCACGCAAGTTCATACGTGCTAACCAACATAGTGTCAACAAGAATTCCTTGTCATCAACTTTACGCATCACTTTGGCGTCTTGTGTGCGTTTATGAAAATCCAGGTATTGTGACATTAATTCTTTAGCTTCTTTTCTACCATAGAATCTGTTGTACCAAGTAAAACTACTCATCAATGATAGACGGCGTAGGTCTGAATCGGGTTGAATTACAAACAATGGTTCTTCACCAAAATACTTAGTATCTGGGTCACGGGGATTGAGTGATTTTACCATTGAATGGTCTTCTGTATTTCTCTT